TATGTTTTTTTGAACTTTACTGTTCCGTTCGCTATAACCGTTTTTCCGTGTTTAATAAATGTTGCATAGCCATCAATGAAGGATTTGCTGTTCGATGCATCTAGCGTGTATACAACATGGTCATTTTCACCAACTACACGATCACCAGCTATTTGAATACCATCCGTAAAATTCTTTAGCCCTAAAACAGTTTGCGGTTCAGTCAGACTAACCGTATTATTCAAGCTTTTTTCACCAACTACACGATCACCAGCTATTTGAATACCATCAGAAAAATTTTTTAGCCCTAAAACAGTTTGCGGTTTAGTCAGACTAACCGTATTATTCAAGCTTTTTTCAGCATATTCTGGTGTGATATCCCAGCTGTAATCATTTGGATTGTCGCTGTCTTTCAAGCCTTCGCCGAAGTATTTAAACTGACTGATGTTCGGTGTTCGTGTTTCGCCTTTTTCGATTTTGAGCCAATTAATAGTACATGCTCCAATTGTTGCGTCAGGTTGTTGAATTATTTGGAGTAAGGTTGGATAGTCTTGACTAACTTTTGAAGGTGTAAATGTTAAAGACCACGTGTTTACAAGACCTCTAACTGGTTCCATGCTCCCGTAATTATAATCTTCAACAGCTTGTCCATACACTCTGAACACTTGTGTAGATGGTTTAGTTCCTTCTAATGTTATTGTGTAAGTATTACCCACAACAAATGGTTCTTGCATTTTAGCTGAGTAGAGGGTATATTTACTCGAACTGATTGGAAACTGTACAGCTGTATTCGCAATGTTTTCTTGCAGGGGTACTTTACTCAAATAGTATGGAGCATCGAGAAAATCTGATAAAGACGATCCTTTTCCACCAAAATCAATGCTATTAGAGTACATCCTTTTCAGCTGACCGAGTTCGCCGATTTGTTGATTCGTTTGATCAATACGATCTTCAAGTATAGTTAGATCATTTTGCGCTGAACTAACATTTTTAGAAACAGCCTCAACCTTTGCTAGTACCTCATTTACTGCATCTGTTGCTTCTTGTTTGACTCCATCAAGTAATTGTTGAAAGTCTGCAATAAAGTAGTCTGCTTTATCTTGCGCTAGTCCGTCGATTGTTGAACGCTTCATACGGAAGGTGAAGCCTAAGTTATCACTTGTTGATCCGTCTGGATACTCGATGTAAACATAAGCTTCCACCATACCGTTATAAGCTTTCATCGCTTCTGGCAAGATATATACGACCTGTCCATTCAAGAAGCTTTCAGTGATGAGGTTTTTCGTGATAAAAGGGATTGGCTCTTTCGTGATCATTCCATCTACTTCATCATAGATAAACATCAACAAGCGCAAGTTAGCTCCTAGCAAGTCCGCCGGTGTGCCGTTCTGTTGTTCGACGTTGAACTCTAACGCTATTTGATTATCGTATGATTTAAATACAAGCCCCGTTGCTTGCAAATCGTAGTCTTTAGGCTGTGTAGATACTGTGATAGAGCCTTTTTTGATGACATGCGCCATTATTTCACACCTTCAATCTTAGTTATTTTCACGTCGTTGCTCATTGCGGGATTGGAAACATTGCCGGATGAAATATTTAAAACTCTGCCGTTTGACATCGTTATCTTTCGCGCTTCGATTGTCAGCTCAAATTCGATGAACGTCACTCCCGCGTCTCCATTCCATAAATTCGCTTTTGTAATTCGCGCGTATCTTTGACGTTTCACTTCTTCTACAAAGTCTCCGTCACCGTCTGTGTAGTGGATACGAAGCGTTTGGTAACGGAAAGTATCATCTGGCAGATTGACTGATTGTCCTTTTCTTAATTCGCCTTCAAAAAGAACAGAAGTAGTGTAAACGCGCCGCCAGCCTAACGAGTTATAACCCTCTACCGGTTCGCTGTTATGTGTCATTTTGATGTAAATTTCGCCGCTATAACGAGCAAAAGCGACGATTAATTTTCTCGAATCGTGATCCGCGAATACCATCATTTCAACAAAACTGTCATCTTCAATCCCGTCAGGGTTGTCTGCGCCCCATCCGGCTTTGGTTGCGTATTTGCCGGGCGGGATGTCTAAAATGTTCGGATATTTTTGTGGTAGCTTATAATCGCGTAACCAACGCCCACGCGCTTGCATAACTGTTTCTGGTGTAGCAAAGCCCGCGTTGCTTTCAGTAGCTAGGACGTGCGCGTCGTTATCCGAGCCGTCGTAATGGATAGCCGCTTGACGCAATAACCATTTCACAGCCTCTTCATAACTCATTTCTTCAAAAATATTTGGTTTGCTTTGAAAATCTAACATTTAATTGTTCACCGCCTTAATAGTTATAAGTGAAGTCTCTCGCGTGCCCTACGCCTTTGCTTGTCACTTTTCTTGTTGCTGTGTCAACTTCTATTTTATAAAACGCTAATTCATCCGGTGTATCAACTTGGCTAGCTGTATGAGAGAAGCCGACGTCGCAAAGAATCATTTTTACTGTTCCAAACGCCCCTTCGACTTGTTCGTGCCAATGCCCGCAGAAATAACCTACTACAACGCCGGCGCCTTTTGTATTCATTGCGAAGGTCTTTAATCCGCCGAACGAACCGTCATTCGGTTGTCCTAATTTAGACCAATCGATAGTTACCGGACTACCAGATTTAAACCCTTCTATCAACGTGCTAATCATGTTTTCATTGCGAACGGGAAACTTGCTGAGACCTAAAGGCACATGTCCTACTAACGCCACATGATAGTTTCTCGGAACGTTCACTAACCATTCTCCGAAAGCGTTAATTTGTTTGGCACTGAAAGCTCCCGGCGCTGTATCGCTGTAACCGTCCGTGTACTTGTCACCTGTGCCGCCTTCGTAAAAATCACAAGTATCGAAACGGTAAATTGCTGCGTTTTTATCTGGGAACAACACGCCACCGTACAAACCGTTCCAATACTCTTCGAAGTCAGCGTTGCATAACATTCCCTTTCGCTTGCGCCACGCGGGGTCGAAACAAGCGTCGTGATTCCCTTTGCAGATAATAACCGGTTTTTCTTGTCCTGCTACCGCTGCGTTAGTGAAGCGTTTGAGCGTGCCTAACATGGAATGTCGCGCGCTCCATTCATCAATAATGCCTATATCGCTGCCGAGTGAACCAAGTCCGCCGTCGATATTGTCTCCGCCGTAAATCATCACATCTGTTTTGTTCCCTAATTTTTGAAATTGAGGGATTGCGCGCCAATGTCTTAAATAAGAAGCATCTTTGTAACCGACGCCATCTATACGCAAGTTGTGATTATCTACGTGAATGTCTGTAATAAAAGAAAAGTTAAATTTGCTGTTATTAACACTGTTGACAACCGTATTCAAATTGCGCGGCACTAGGTCAACGTATTTCATCGTGTCGTAATCAAAAAAGCGTGTTGTTTCTCTAATTTGTGAGCTGCCGACTGGCACTTGGTATTTTTGGTTTAAACGATCAGCTAATGATTCGTAGTCGCCTTTAGCTTCATTCAGAATGTTAATGATCGTACCACCTGGATCGATATTTTCCAGTATTTCACGATTATCTTCTAACCACTGCTCCCAGTCATTTTTGCCCTGATCCATGTAATCTTTGAATTTTCTTAGCAAATCCTCAAAGGTCCACACATAGCCAGAGTCACGTAACTGGCTTCTAGATATTCCAGAAATGACTCGATAGGTAAAATCCTGTGTGCTAAATTGTTCACTCCAAGTTCCATCACCATTAAGTGATCGGAAACTGAAATGTGCGGTGTTTTCACCACCCCATTGCCAGTCAGGCTCACTTAAGGTGTAAACAAGCCTTGCTTGCGCTGGACCGTATTCTTGTACTTTTTGTTCAACAGGTTGGTTTTCGCCAAATTTTGTTGTATTAATAAAAAACGGCACTAGGCCCTCGAATGTTTTTAGTTTGCCATGTTCCACCACTTCAACAACGAACTTTTGCGTTAAAACATCCCCTTGCCGAATTCGAACCAAATTTATTCCGTTGTTTGGTTCGGTGGTGGATAGGACCATTTTATGCTGCGTTTCTGCCATGACTATCCCTCCTTTAGAAATCGATGTAGTCTCTTGCATTGTGGAAATGACCTGAAGAAGATGGATAAAACTCATCCATGAATTGGAAGTGTAAATGTGGACCGGTGACAGGGCCAGTTGCTCCCATAAGTCCAATTTGTTGGCCCTTTTTAACATTTTGACCCACAGAAACATCAATTCTGCTTTGATGTGCGTACCCTGTATAAAGTCCATCCGCATGCTTGATGACCGTGTAATTTCCATACCAGTCATAATAATTACTTCCCGCTTGGACCACTTGACCATCGCCTGAAGCTAAGATTGGAGTTGTTGGATTGCCATTAACCAAGTCCATAGCATTGTGAAATTCCTGTGCTCCTGTGATTGGAGAAGTGCGCCAGCCAAATTCGCTCGTCACTGTGATTGGATCCGCAATTGGTTTTATATACCCTTTTGATGCAGGAATTTCCAAATCTTTGAATTTGTCATACCATTCTTGTGCCCATGTCGTCCGTTCTAGATGTGGATCACGTGGACGTTCAAAGTTAGCCACGAATGCTTGCGCTGCGGTGTTGATATCGGTCAGATTCATGAATTGTGTCCATGTGTAAGGATAAGCGCTAGTTGCGATCCATTGACCATTCGGTGCATGCCACATCAACAATTTGAACTGTGCCGTGATTGTGTCTGGATCATCACTGATGCCAGCCTTTGTCATTAAATTGATCATGTAGACACGTCCGCTAGTTGCGCCAGAAGAATCGGTCCATTGCCATACACCATAACCGAACCCTGGTGCGCCATTGCCCTCATCAGCGGTTGGATTAGCATCTGATTCTCCTTGTGCATTGCCAAGTAAGGCTGCAGCAGCTTGTTTAGTAAAGCCAGCACCTATTGCCATTGCCCAGATCTGCCAATAACGTTTATCCCTGTCAGTAGTTACTTCTGGCGGATATTGTCCATTCCAACCGTTATCGTTTCCTCCGGTGTTGTCACCACCGTTTGTATCGATTTTAACGCCGTTCACATATAATTCTTCGACATCTAGACGGCCAGCGATAGATCCAGACACACCTGTGAGTTTCCCTTGTACATCTAAATCGCCAAAATGAATCGTCTTTCCGTTGCCCAACATCACGAAACCTTTTCCGGTTGTTGGTGAAATTAAAATAAATTTCCCATCACCATTCGTTCGGATGACAATAGAGTTTTCTTCAAGCGGTGTCGGCGTTGATGCGCCCGGAAATGGATTGCCGGCAGAATCAGTAGTACCAATAGTCCCAATTGATTCCATAGTATTCCAGAACTCCATCCCCTTTTTTGTGAGTTCCATGATTTTTTTTTCGCCATCTAATACTCTTAATGCTCCGCCAACTAGCTTCAGCTGTTCTCCGTAATTATTGAACGATGTCTCGAAAATATTGGAGCGGATCACACCTGTGCGGATGAATTTAGCATTGAAAACTCCGTCAAGCGTCCATGCCGTATCGGAAGGCCCATCGTGAACATCCTTGACATTTTGCCACTGACCTTTTGTGCAGCTTTTAAAAGAGATGCCTAAACTATTTTCAATCATAAAATGTTGAGAATTAGGAATATCTGGTCCGTCCATATACACGGTTTCATATACTTCTCGCGAATTGCTAACGCCTGCTTCTATTCCGTTTACTTGGTAAACAGAACCGCCATTATCTCCTGCGCCTCGCATAATGTCATCTTGATATTTTCCAATCTCTGTCGATTCGTAAAATGTCATTTTGCTAGATTCTAAACTATTAATATTATTGACAATAGAAGCCGTTCGTTTTCTAACATCTTGTGTTAAATTATCCCCTAGTTCGATATTCGTTTGACCAGTAAGCCGATTGAATGTAGTTTTATAAATACGAGTTTTATAGTGATAACCTTTATCGTATCTGTGAATAGTCACTGTATTTCCTATCACATCTCCTCCAGTGACTTCAGCTTTGAATTGTACTAACGGTCTAGCAGAATCGATTAAGGTTGAATAAGTATTTTTAAGTAATTCTGTTGGATCATCTATATCATCAAACACTACTACGGTTTCTCGTTTTCTCATTGATCCATTTTTTTGTGGTATCCCATACTTTTGAGTTGCTTCCGGATCTTCAAGCCAATTTTGGCCTTTAGGCTTATCTAAAGGATCACCATTTGACTTTTTCCATTCAACATCAGTGAATTCAATTCTTCTACCGTATCCGTCACCAACCTCTTCGCCTCGCCCACGACCTATCATTGAAGTTGAGATTGAGCTTCGATCTATCTCTCTTACAACTGTTAATGCTTTACTACCATATACAAAACGTGTATTCGATTCTTCACCAATTTGTTCATATACTTCGATCCATTTATCCTTTATTCCATCAGAATTCAAAGAACACCTAAAGACAAATTCCATACCTAAGGTTTGCAATTCTTTCAACGCTTCTTTTACAGAGACATAGTAAAAAGTTGCAGTTACTGTTGGTAACATTGCTTCTACGTGACCAACGCGCCAATTTCCTTCAGTAAATTCAATCAATCGATCAAGAACATTTTTTAAGGGCTGCCCACTCGGCCTAATATCTTTGATGATGTAAGCATCTAATTCATTTGTCGCAAATCCTAACCCTGTAAACTCTAATGTTTCAGATGGGTCGCTCACTTTAGTAATTCGATACAACGAAAAAGACGACTCGTTTTCACGAATCGCCATATATCTTGCATCTTCTATTTCTTTATCATATTTTGTCGTAACGTAAAGAGTATCTTTCATTAGATCACTCTTATCAGAACTAATTTCTTTTTCTTGGGAGACTTCAATCAAACTTCTTGTATTTTTTCTTTTAATAAGTTTTTGCAAGTGATCAAAGAAATAAACTGTCTCACTCAAATTGTCGCCCCCCTATAGAATATTTTAAGGTTTCCATTATTGCTAGTTATCTTCTGACCTTGCTTGAGATAAAAGTTCTCAAAATCACTTTCTAAATCAATCATAGAAGTACAATCTTCTCCGTTTACAGTTACCTGCCCATCGGAAAAATCAAAAACCAACACGTCTCCTATTTTTATTGCCGCATCAGTAATCATGATATTTTGTTCTCCGTTTGTAATTTTGATTGAATTATTCATGGATAAAGTGACTTCAATTTTTCTTGGTGTTATAGGAAACTGTATCGGATTTCCAATATAGCCATCACTAACACATTCTTTCGTATACTTTAGTGGGTCCGCACAGAATACATTAAAACTCGAAATAATCGAGTTGGAGTCTCCTGGAACAGTATCAGTTGATGTATAGCGACCGTAGTAATAATAATCTAATTCATCATGAAACCTAATTTCCACGTCTTCATTCCGGTATAAATAATTCAACAGTTTTTTGAATTTAAACTGTAGTTTTTCTGGATCTCTATCTTCCAGTTTATATGTTATTTTTAGTGTTCTTGAAGGTATTTTCTGATTTGTAATGATTGAACCAATTTGTATCTCTTGCTGTTCAACTTCTACAGAAAGCATTTCTCTACCTTCAACCGTGAGTGTTTGATACCCCTCAATCAAATCTTCTAAATACATTCCATCGTACATCATGGCAGACGTTGGAAGGAATCGTTTAGAACTATTGAGATTAATAGTTGTATCTTTGAATGAGTACATTTTATTTTCTCGCTGATCCAAAATATTCCCTCCTAAAATTCTAGATTAATGTCTGCACCTTCGCCCATAGCTTGTGAAATATCGTCCATAAACAATCTAAACGATTGTCTTCCAAGATTGAATTTAAATACAGCTGGTTTAGTAGAGCCACCCATATTTACTTTATGTTCAACTTGTGCACCAATGTTTTTATTTGCGTTTTTCAGATTTGCAGCTATATCTACATCAGGATTTGCATTGAAAAGTCCCGCGATAAAGTCTGCCATACTTCCAACAGTATTCTGTACGTCATTGAATCCTCCTGTCAGACCTTTATTCAGACCGTTCATAATAGCCTGACCAGCTGGAATCAATAGCTTTCTATCGTATTGGATAGGTCCTTTGTGTTCACGAATCCAATCACCAATACCTCCAACAAAATCTTGCACAGATTTCCATGCATTTTGTAACCCTTCTAGAAAACTATCCATGATGGCTTTTCCGGCTGCTAGTAAATCGATATTTTTCAAGTTATCAAACCAGCCAGTTACTCTATCCACCGTATCACTAACAGCATTTACTAAATTATCCCATGCCTCTTGAGCACCATTTACTAAATTGTTGAAAGTATCTATAGTGCCTTGTTTTAGGTTTTCCCATCCCTGAATGATGTTATCCTTAGTTCCAATAACTAGATTAATAAACCAAGCTTTGAAAGAATTCCATAAATCTTTCGCTCCTTGAATCATATTATTAAACAGATCGATTGTCCCTTGTTTTAGGTTATTCCATCCCTGTTTAATACTATTTACAATATTGTTAGTTGTCTCTTTGATCCATGTAGTAAAAGAATTCCACACATCTTTGATGGTAGAAGTCAACACATTCCAGATATTTATCACAGTATCCTTTAAGGCTGTGTAATAACCAACAACTATATCTACAAACGTCGTGATAATGTTTTGGATATTTGTAGTTAATGTAGTCCACAGCATCGAAGCATCTTCTTTTAACTGATTAAAATTGCCTGTTATCAAATCAATCAAAAGTAGAATTGGACCCATTACAGCAGTTTTTATAATTTCCCATGCAGAACCTGCGATTGATCCAATTTGAGACCATAGGTTCGTAAAGAAATCAATCATTGGCTGAAAAACATTTTTTATGGCAATAACATACGGTGTTAGAATGTTTACAATTCCTTCCCAAGCGGAACTGGCAGCTTCTTTGATGCCATCCCATATACTCGAAAAGAACTCTTTTGTTTCAGTCCATTTATTCTTGATCCAATCTGCCGCTTTCCCAGGGGCTTCTTGAATTGTAGTCCAAACATTGTCTGCGCCTTCTTTAATGGACTTCCATAAATTGTTAAACCATTCTCCTGTAGATTTCCATGCATTCTGAATCCATTCTACTGCCGAGCTTACAGCAGACTTGATTCCCTCCCATAAGCCAATCCAAAAGTTTCTAAAATCTTCACTCGTATTCCAAAGATAGATGAAACCTACAACGAGTAGTGCTACCGCAGCTATAACCAGAAAAACCGGATTTGTAAGAAGACCCATTGCTTTACTTAATCCACTAAACAATTTTGAACTTTCACTTAAAGCTTTAAAAGCTACTTTTACCCTATTGATCCATATAATTACTGAACCAATCATAAAAATTAACGGTCCTATAGCAGCGACAATTGCTCCTATGGCAACCACTAATTTTTGAGTTGATTCTGGAGCACTCACAAATTTCTCTACTAAGCCAGAAATGGCATCTGCTACTTTTTTGATGGATGGTGCTAGAATCTTTTGAATTACAATAGCTGCTGACTCAAAAGCTCCAAACATTTGCTCGATGGAAGAATTCATATTATCCTGCATGGTCCGAGCCATATCGTCAGCTGCACCATCAGAATCTTTCAGAGATTTTGTTAATTTGCCCAATGAATCAGGTCCTTTATCAATCAAAGCCATCATCCCTGATAATGATTCTTGCCCATATAGTGTTACTAAAGCATTTTGTTGTTGTTCAGGCGTCAGGCCTTCAAAAGCTTTTTTAAGTAATTCTACTTGAGTTTTTAAAGGTTTCATTTTACCGTCAGCATCATAAAACGAAACACCTAAATTATCCATTGTATCTTGCATAGCCTTTGTTGGCCTTGCTAACCTAGACAATGCTCCTCGCAACGTTGTACCTGCTTGAGAACCCTTAATGCCTGCGTCACTCATAATACCAATAGCTGCTGCAGTTTCTTCCAAAGAAATACCCATTGAATTGGCTACAGGAGCAACATACTTCAATGCCTCTCCCATGTCTCCAACTTCAGCATTGGTATCCGCAGCAGCACGAGCAAATACATCAGCGACATGTCCTGCTTCACTTGCTTCTAAACCAAATCCTCTCAAAGCAGTAGCAGTATTTTCAGAAGCTAGAGCCACATCCCCTCCAGATACAGCTGCTAAGTCTAAAAGACCCGGCATTGCTTTCATGATTTCTTGTGCGCTAAATCCAGCAGAAGCTAAGTTTTCCATTCCAGCAGCAGATTCTTTAGCACTAAAAGCAGTTTTTGCTCCTAGATCAATCGCTTGCTGTTTCATCTGTTCGAATGTGTCGCCAGTTGCTCCTGAGATAGCTTTCACTCTACTCATCTGTTCTTCAAAATCGCCACCAACTTTAGCAGCTGCTACGCCTACTCCTATAAGAGGTGTGGTAATATACTTTGTCATTGCGGCACCAGTACCTTGCATCACTTTACCTACAGCGGTTGTCATACTATTTGATTTCTTTTCAAAAGTCTTAACAGCATCTTGCGCATCTTTAAAAGTCTTTACAAATCCACTATCTGTGGCTTTTAATAAGGCTTCAACAGAAAATTGTTCCATGATTTTCCTCCTTTCCTCAAGAATTAGCTTTAGTTAGTAAGCTTTGGAATTTTTTATCTTGTTTTGAAAGTTCGGAAACTCCCATGATCGAATCTTCGATTTTTTGATAATTGAAGAATTCTTCAAAAGATCGATATACAGGAACTGTCTTTTTGCCTACTTTTTTCTCCGCTTGTACTTGTTGATTTGCCCACGCTAATTCGTGAATCAACTTTTCTTTGTCAAGCCAAGATAACTGGGCTGCAGTCATACGAATGTTGTATTCATATAACGTCATTCTTTCGATATCTGAGATATTGGTCATTCCCAAATATCGAAAAGAATTGATAAGAATTTGTTCGTATGCCAGTGCAGAATCTATTCCGCTTGTTGTTTTTCCGCTTCTTTCAATTTCTGATTCAGGTTTCGGACCGCTAACTTTCCCGCGTTCGACTCCGCCAATTCTTTTAGGACTTCATCAAACAATTTTTCGATGTCTTTAACTTCATCGATGTAATCATCCATTTCATCCAACGTAATAGTTTCTTCTTCTGTTCTATTTGCTATTTCTAAGACTCGTGACAACGTGTTGACATTATAAGAACGTAATTCCGGTAAGACTTTTGCTGAGAGTCCCATTCCGAATTCCATATTTCCATCGATGAAAGGCATCACTTTGTCTAATTCACGTACAAATTTAGTGCCAAATTTAAACGAATATTCTTTACCTTTAATTTTTAATTTCAATGTTTTTCATCCTCCTTAAAATAAAAAGAGAGCATCTAAGCTCTCTTATTTTACTGGTGCAGTTGCTTTTACTGTATCTTTAAATGTATATTGGACAACCTTGGCCTGACTTTCTGTCAGCGTTGCATAACCATCTTGGCCAACACCATTTACTGCAAATGATAAACTTAATTCAACGTTATCCTCTGCAGCAGCCGATGGAGTAAATTCAGACACATATGCTTGGTAATAAGTAGCTTTGTACTTATTTGCATTATCATCTGTTCCCTGTTCTGCTTTATTAATTTCCCAAATTTCAATGATATCCCCATTTAATAAAGCTTGTTTCATTTCATCTACATGAGAATCTCCTTTAGCAACTATTGAAGTAGCCGAAAAATCATATTCAACAGGGCTTAAAGTTTGCACATTTCCATCTTTTGTCACTGTAGAGTCTGAATCTCTTGATAAACCATTTTCGTGTTCTGTTTGAAATGCCATTTTCCAAGCAGCTTCCTGAGTTTCTTTTTTCAATAAGCGATAAAGCAAAATGACATCAATACCTTTTAATGCTTCCATGTTCTTCCTCCTATCTAATTCTAAATTCAAGTGTGACAACCGCCCGTTTTAGCGGTGTATTCGTTGTTGTGTCGTCCATCACTTGAATTCCACTTGCTTGATAATTCAAAGCCCAATAATAGCCTTCTGTGGCTTCTATCAATCTAGCTTCATTAAAAAGAGCAGATGCCATATCTGACACCTGCTTTCGTTTCTTCTGTAATCCCCAAACGGATAAAACCACAATAACAGACCCTTTAATGTCAGTTTTATTTACTTCATGGATGGTCTGAGTGTTCTCAAATTCCACAAAAGGATAACCAACATCCTCTAAAGTTTTGTAATCGTATGTTTTGTATCCAAGTTTGTTTTGGGATATTTTAAAAAGTTCATCAAAAATCGATTGATCTCTTGTCTTAATCATCATTTCACCAAGGCTTTCATTTCAGCCATAAATTTGACTTTTTGGTAATTAAACGCTGGTCTAACATAAGGCTGGGCCGACATAAAGCGAGTTCCATATTCTACATAAGGAGCATAGTCTGCTGTCGGTCCTACAATACCAGTTAAACCAGCTTCTAAAAGATTCATGTTTATTGATCTTCGTAAGTAACCTGTATCCACTGGCGCACCTTTTTGCATTCGTTCAGTCATTTCAGCAGTATTACTTTTCACGACTTTTTGAACGTCATTAAGCGTTGCTGCTTTTTTCAGATGTCGCATCAGCTGATCGATTCCTTTATATTCAAGTTGTGCCTTCATCAAGAACCACCTCTTGCACAATTAAACTATTTCTATATGCTGTATTTCTAGCTGTTTTTTGTTGCCAAGTCTTTCCTTCAATCTCGATATAGTCAAATGTAGGGATAGAAAAAAGAGGCTGCGTCCTAATGACCTTCGCCCCTTCTTCCACACTACCAAAAATAGTCACACTTCTATCAGTGCCAATATCTGTCACGTTTGCCTCTGTTCTTGTTCTTTCTGGTTTTCCTTCAACCCACTCACCGAGATCTGGATCATATTTAGAGTCAGATGAACGTTTAACAAATATAATTTCATCTGTAAATCTCATATAAATTTAAACCTCCCTCGCTTTGGCTTGTACAACTCTTCCTGATCTTTACGCTTAAATTCGTCAATCTCATTTTGATACTCTGAAAAATCCGAATCAGGAAAAGCCATAGATAGTCCTTCTTGAGAATATGAGGACATCCCTTCCTGTCCAACTCGATTGAAACGTTTGTTGGTTACGTCGAAAACAATGTACTCTAATGAATCTGGTATAACAGAAACGCCTAGCAATGACGCTAAGCGCTCTCTAGTCCGTTTCTCGATAACTTCTAGCTTATCATCTATAGAACCGCTTAGAAGCTTTTTAACGTCATCTTTAATTGCCATTCGTACCTATCCTTCCTACGGTTAAGTCAGAGTCAAAACGTGAGTATCCGTATGTGAGCCATCTTCCGTTTTGATTGTTGTCGTGTATTCACCAGCAGGTACAGTTTCATTCCAAGTAATATTACCGCTAGAAGAAACCGCCAAACCAGTTTTTGCTGGCGCAATTGAATACGTCACTGTTTTATTTGTTGCGTTTTGTGGCGCAACAGTGGCTGTTAATTGTCTATTACCGGCAGTCCCCGCAACTGCACTTGAAGTTTTAGGCGATACTGTAACGCCTGTAGCGGGGACTGTTACTTCCCCACTGGTTGAATTTTACCAAATGCAGCATCTTTGACGATCATAAAGCCGACATCCATTGTCGCACGCAACGCAACCAACTCTTGTTCAAACAAGTTTACAGGAGTGCCATCTTCGTTTTTAAGTGTAGACAATTGCGCATCTTCTGAAATCTTGAATGAGATGTTGAATGGAATACCATAAAACATGTAATTAAAGTCACCAGCGTACAATTCGCCTTTACCCAACGCTTTCAAGTCAACCACAGGAAGACCATCAATCGTATTCGCCGAGCGGTCATAGATAAATTCAACGTTTGTACCGACTGTTTGAGCGGCAGAACGCAATTCTGTGCGGTTTTTACGATTTGAGATGAACGCATTTGGTTCAAATTCATTTTTGCCTAAAGCATCTTCTAATGCCAAAATGTTGTCATAAGTCAAAGGACCTTTGATAACATTAGCCGCTGCAACGACAGATTCTTCTAAAGACTGTGGAAACGGATTGTCAGTGTTTAGTAATGCAGCCGCATCAAACTTTTTGTAGAAAGCTTCAGCAATTTTAGGTTGCATTACTGTGAAGAAATCTGACATTTTATAATGCAAGTATTCACGAGACACAGGAATAATCACGCCTAGCTTTTTAGCTACCATTGTCGCTTGCAACCATTTAGGTTTAGATGTTTGAATCTTCTCACCTTCACCAACCCAGTAAGCGCCAGGCCCTTCAGCAAAGTATTCAAATTTCTTTTCTTTATCCGTCATTTCTTCGTATTTTGCCAATTGCATTACTTTCGAGTTTTCCATAATGTCGTTGATAATCAAAGTATTATACTTGTCAGGGATTTTACCCTCTTTAGTTTCATAAACTGTTACGTTATCTGGATTCCATGTTTGTGCCATATTGTTTATTCCTCCTATTTGATAATTCGATTTTTAGCAGCTAAATTAGCTACAGTTTGTTTTGTTTCTTTGTCAGCGGTAAATCGTCCGCCCTCATCTGGTATAGATTGACGAGCATTTTCTTTTTTGATCTGTGATGCAAACTTAGTAATAATCGCTACAGCCTTTTTAGTAGCTTCTGCATCGTCCGAAACAATCAAGCTAAGCAATTCATCATCTTGTGGCAAACTAGCGCTAGAAAGCATTTTAGAAGCTTCTGATTTCATCTCACTTAAAGTCTGATTGCGTTTTAATTCAGCAATTTCAGCTTCTTTTTGTTCTAACGCATGTTGCAATTTTTCTTCTGCGTTCATCTTAGCTAGTTTCTTAGCTTCTTCTTTTTTCGCTTCTGCTTCTTGCTCCCAACTTGCACGAGCCTTTTTAGTTTCAGCAGCAATCATCTTAGCTACATCGTCACGAGAAAATGTTTTGCCAGTTTCTTCCTTCTTTGTTTCATCTATGGTGGTTTCAGTTGTTTCAGCCGGCGTCGTTTCTTGAGTGCCACCATCTGATTCCGCAAATAATTGAAGTTTCATAGGCATTAATAAACGTTTTTTCATGATTATTCCTCCACGGTTACGCCGCTACTCGATAATTTAACTAGTTACGCTAGTCAGTCGGTACAGCTTTCTCTTTAGTGCCTGTAAGCAGTAAGAAGGCATAATAAAAAGCCGTTAGCGAATGAGCTAGCGACCTATTTAATCCGTTTCAATATATTTGTATAATTGATTACCGATACCAAAATTTCTAATTTCAAATCCTTCACGTTGCAAAAATCTTTTGTATATCCTCGCTCTGCGATTGTCTTCCCAGTGGACTTGGATATAAGTAGGTAGAGGGTTGCTTAATGAATGTTTGGCATATTCCTCAAATTCCCTAATCTTTCGTATAGCCCACACAAAAGGATAGATTCCGTCTTTACCTGTCTGATGCAAAGTATTATCACTAATCTGCTTACGCTTGTGATACACATTCAGGTAAACATTCGCTACCGTAATATTGTATAACTCGTAAAGGCAAAATTCGATTTGCACAGTCATACCGCTCGGCAACCGCTCTTTGGCCATGATAATAATATCGCCGTCTTCGTCTTTATAATCAGTGAATGCCATATAATCAAAGCCCTCTTTCTTTAAGCGACTTCTCAAAATCAGCACGATCAACATATGGCGCTGTACTGCATCGGCAGAAAGGATGCATCGGCGCACAATTTACACCTGGCGACATATCTTTCAAATCGAATACTTTATCATTCAGTGGTAAGCAGTATCTACACGCTGTTGGCTCGGTTATATAAATATATTGATTTATATCGGCATCACGATAGCTTTGCTCTTGAATCCCTGTCTGCACTCTTGTAGTTTCCGTAACCATTAACCGTTGTGCATTAAACTTAGCATTCTCTCGTCCTTCTTCGGTTAGAAGCTTACTCAATTCTGGCGCTAACTGCTTAGGGTTACGTCCCATCGTCACACTACGGACAAGTAATTTATCCAAGTCTGACTTGAGTTCTGATTGATACATCCACAGATTGTCACTAAATGTTGCGAATCCTTCCGCTCGAAACGAACTGTTTAACACTTGTTCAACACGCTTGCCGTAATCGCTCTTAGAAATAGTCATATCCAAGATGCCAGCTTGCCGTTGCAATTCTTTTAATCCAGCTTTAGTTAGTTCGTTTGAAAAATATTTGTCTAAATCATCAAATGTAGCAATCACTTCGAGTCCTATGTTAGCTTTCAGTAATTCCAAGCGATTGACACGCATTGTAAGGTTGTATAGCTTCAACTCTTTGTTTGCTGTGGGCGAGAAGTCTTTCTCTTTAACATACTTCTTAGCCTTACGAGCAAACGCCTTAATATCCATCTCACTAGCACGCTTCATTGCTTCGCTACGAGTGATTTTCTGACCGTTGGAAAAACTATCCCACTGTGCGTCTATCTCTTTTTGTATCGCATCCTGTGCGTATTGCATACGTTTCTTTATTTCAGCCATCCGAGATTTATCATCTTTAATCTGTTGTTCTTGCCATGCTTTTTCACGCTCGATGAAGTAATCTTGTGATTTCACTTAATCACTCCTTGTCATTGTCAAACACACCTCTACCTGTTGGCGTTTCAGCATTTACACGTTCCAATTCTGCTTTTACATCAGGGACAAACGAAGCAAGTCCCAATATAGTTTCTTGGCTTATCTCTGCACCTGCATCAACTAATGATTTTAATTCTTCCAGAATTGCTTTAGGTAAGTTAGGTGTGAATATCACTCGCAATCCTTTTAAATCTGAATTTTCAATCTCAGCAACATTTGATTTCAAATTAAACAAAAGACGATAGCGTCGCATAAGACCTTTCTTGAATAGCCTTTGCTTCACTGCCGTCATCTGTTCGAATCCGAATAATTTATATTTCATTGCCTCACCAGATTGCACGCCTGAGAAGTTGTCATCCGTTAGGTCAGGTACCATCGAAATCTCGTGGATATCTTTTCTTACTCGGTCTTTATAAGCTTCAACGCCATTCACATCATATTGCTTGTAAATGTAGTTTGCTGTAATAGATGTCTTGTTGCCATTGATATCTGTACCAGATTCTAGTAGCAACATGTTTGCATCTTTTTGCTTGATCGCATCTTCTACTGTCAATCCAGATGCTTGAATGTCACCGCTAATCACTAGAAGTGCATCATTTAAGTCTGTCATATAGTTTGCTGTATCTGATTGGGCTGCATCATATAAATCCATTAGTGAGAGAGTATCCTCGTACAAACCCATTCTGAAACGATTCGGTGAATATTCTGTAATCGGTACTTCTTTGTGTTCGTGAGGTTCCTCTTCTGGGTTTTCAAGTGAAATAGAGTGTAGAGACGTTTCTTTGAAATAAATAGTTTTATCTGATGTGTAGATAATCGGCTGAATGAATTGCTTGTCAGCGTTTTTTGAAAATCTCGTTTTAGGATATCTCACCGCCAGTATAGGCTCACGTTTAACAGTCGTGTCATAGACAACAAACGTCTCAAACACATTTGCTAAATCTACATAGTCGATGTCGTCTTTGTCTCGGTAACTGATTTCATAAGCTCTGCCATATTTATCCATGTCTAACCAAAGCTCGCCATTCAAACCATCAACATCATTATTCGTGTTAAATTCGTCAATTTGCTTTTGCTGATCGTCACTATCGATTTGAACCTTAATCGGATTGCCTGTGTTGTAACCTACATCAAACGTACATAAAACCTTGCCGAAGTTGTGGGCAGAGCGATGATCCGCTTTTTCCTTTTCCTTACGTCTTCGGTTTTTCATGATGTTGGTGTTTCTTGCTTTGTAATAATCGTCTAATACTTCAAGTCTTGGGACTTGGTATTGATGGTGATGTTGGATCATTCCTGCTAAAGTGTCCAAATCAGCGAGCAAGTCTTCTGCAGAACTAAACCGATAATGGATATTCGATTCTACTTCAAAGCTGACATAGTTGACATTCACATCAGCAGACGCTCTGCTATCAACGTCATATTCAAATTCATTAAATTTATCCATTCCTCACACTCCTTTAAAACATTCTTTTAAGCGTATTCTTTTGCTCTTTGGTCATTCTTGATTTTCTCTTAGCCCACATATCTTCGTTAAAGGCATACCTTGTTGCATCAATCGTATGGTTGTCTTTATCCTCTAATCGTGGCTTAGGATTTCCATCTCTGTCAGTCTGGTAATCTATGTTCTCGAACTCTTTGGCTATATTCGGTGTTCTGAGTGGATCGATACAAATAAAATCTAAATCATCTAGCCATTGCTCGCCATACTCGACAGAATCAGGCCCTTTTTTGACACCTTTGATATTCCGAATATCATGTTCATTTGCCAATTCTGCAATAGATTTAGGCTCTGCACTGTCAGCTTTTATTTCGTCATTACTGTAATCTCTCGACTTCAACCACTTTGCTAGTTCTCTATTGCTTATCTTTTGGCCATATAATTCATCAATCGCATAGATGCCATTGTGCTTTTTATCATAGTGCCACCGCACAAATGCCAACGGATCTGTCGCATAACCAAAATCGACTGCGTTGCGGATATTATCAAAGTTAGAGACCATTTCATCTGAAATAGAACCTTTCTTAACTTGCAGGTTGTCGAAGGGAACAACTCCTGACCCCACAGCTTTACCATCATATTCCCACTCAGCCCTTCTTGGGTTTCTTGCTCTAGTTGCCTCAACTTCTTTCAGAAATTCCTTAGAGATGAATGGATTATCCCGATAGGTCGAGTGATGAATAAAAGTGTTGTCTGGTTGAAAAGAAGTCTCATATTTTTTATTTACCCAAGATTGTTTTCTCTTAGGTGGATTGTAGCTGTAAAAAAACTTATAAAAAAGACCATCATCTAATTCTCCACGTAAAAGGGAGTTCGTGATAGTCGTGACTTCATCTTCTGTTTTAAATTCTGCTAATTCTTCAATCCAACCTATAGCAAATGGGAACTTGCTATCTTTTAAAGACTTGATTCGTTCTGGGTTTTGAGCACCGCGAAATATCATATAATTCCCTCTTGGAAGATAAGTAATTTTAAGTGGTGACTTATTAAACTTAAATAGGCGCGATACTCCCTGCTTCTCAATTGCCCATTTCATTTGTTCGTAAATAGATTGCTCAAGTGTATTATCAACATAACGTATACCTACAGCATTCACTGCATATCTCATAAGTAACTGAGTAACGATATGCGCTATATCTGATGATTTTCCTGAACCCCGGCCACCTTTACAAACTATATTAAGAATGTCTTGATTTAAAGTCGCTCTCCATACTGAATGAAACTTTGGCGGAAGAAATTCAGATAGTTTTTTAGCCATCATCATCACTACTTATATCATCAATGAAAGTAGGTATTTCAGAAATTTCAACTTTCTGCTTATCTACAAATGCTGCGTTTATTTTATAATAATGCTCAAGTGCTTGGTTACGTTCTTTGAAACCTGCTGAATATTCACTCACTTCACGTTCTATGATTTCGTTTGTATAAGGATCTCTCTTAACAACTTCAAAGCGTTGTGGTTCTCCTTTTGCAATAGAAGCAGTAATAGCCAAAGCTTCTTCCATTGTTAAATGCCTCTTAGTTTGAACTTCTTTTAGCTTCTCTTGAATGTAGTCGGATACTTTTCCACCTTTTTCCACCAATTTTTCTTGTGCGTTCTTAGCGTAGTTTTCTTTATAGCCAGCTTTCAGCGCTGACTGATAAGCATTGCCTGTGATGATGTACTCATCAGCAAAGGCTTGTTGCTTAGGATTCAACTTACTCATTTTCCATCACCACCTTTCAATATGTGTAATTAATAACTGGTATGGATAGTTTCCATTCCGTCTAGTTCATAACTTCTAACTGTTTCTTTCAAATTAGGTAAAGTTCTTGATACTAGAGTTAGAATCAACACAGCTTTACCTTCTCCGATTTCTGTGATATCTACGTTCGCATAACAACCGCCCCAAACCGGTTTAATTTCAATGGTGGTTTCTCCATTAGCAGTAATAGAGTTTTCTACCCATTTACGATCGTTTTCAATTTCCAATGCTTTCTTATACACTTTTGATAACTCTTTGCTTACTGTTGTTTTTAGAACAGCTTCATAAAAATTTTTTATGATAAGTACCTCCTAATATTTTTCTGAATATATTCGTCTTTCCAATATCCATGACCGCAATAAAGAAGTTTGCATTTATCCACTTCGTTTGGTGTAGCTTCTCTCCCCATTTCAACAATAGAGTACTTCCCTTTGATTTGTACAGAACGCACAACACGCACTGAACAATCATCAATGGTTCGAGGATATTCATTAATTAGCGATACATACCAGTAGTTTCTCATTATGTATCACTCTTT